CTAACTGTTCAAAAACTTTATTTGTTTTAGCAAACTCATCTACAAATTTTTGTAGATCTTGTTCTGTAGAAAAATAAGGACGAAACACCGATTTATTTTTTATAAAGTGTTCCGCAACTTCAGGATTAATATCTCTATATTGACTGCTATATCCTCGTTGTCCAGCAGCGATCGTTTGAGATCTAAAATCTTTATTTGCATCTATTAAATCACCTAGTTGCTCTTTAAATCTTTCTTCCATTCTTTTTGCTTGTTGTAAAATATCTGATTGTATTTCATCAGCAAATGTAACAGTTACTTTATTACCCTCTAACATTTCTTTCATTTTTGCTAATTTTACTGCATCTGCATTAAATTTAGTTTCAAACTGTGATATTTGCGTTACTAAAGGTTTATCAATATCATTTAATACGCTTGCCTCTCGCTGAACTATTGTTTTAATATCACCACCATCTAGTTCTTCTATTCCTTCTAAACCAAGACGCCCATCTCTAAATAATTTTTGATAAGCAGAGGCATACAGGCCATCTAATTGACTAGATAATTTTTTCTGATTTCTCTCAATAGTTTTCATTTGTTTAAGATCAACGGCGTCTGCTAGCCCTCCTTCTACTTTTGGTAATGTGGCGTAACGGTCTGAGAGCCTTGACCATCCAATTACATATCGCTCAGCAAAATCATGACTTGATCCTGGTAATGAATCTGGATCAAACGGAATATGTTTAGGGTCAAGATATAAAACATTTTCTCGGTAACTACCAGGAATGTGTCCTGATTCCATATGTTGATTATCATAAACTGCTCTTTTTGTTCCATCATATGCTGCATCGCCGTAAGTAACATTTTCTATTTTACGCATAGGTGACTGTCGAACAACTTCTAACATATCTGCTGTATTAAGTTTTGTTCCTGACCTACTCGCTATATTAATATAGCGCTCTAAAATATTATCATCTACCTCTGCTTTAGAAATTCCTTTTGATTGTAAAAATTTAAAAAGCTGTTCTTTTGTATCAAATTCCTTTGGAGTATTAGGGTCCATGAGCCGTGCTTCAAGGTTTGAGTAAAATACAGATTCTTCCGTTTCTGGTGAATCAATAATAGTTTTTTTATTTTTGATTGTTCCTACTTCTTTCGTTCCAGTCGGTGTAGTAAAAATGTCAATATCTTCTACATCAACAGCAACTTCTTCTTTTGTCCCTAGTTTCTTTTTGATAGCATCTAAAATTCCTTTTTCGTTTTTTGTTAGATCTTGTAGGAGCATCTTCCATTTAGGAACGTTGCCCACTGCCCACATAGGAACTCTACCAAATAAGTTTGCCACCTCTACTTCTTCATATCCTTCTTTTTTTGCTTCATCAAAAATATCAAACTCTTGCATAGATTCAAAACCAGGTTCTTTAATTATATCTTGAACATCAATTTCTTCCTCTAATCCTGATTGCATAGACTCGGAAAACGGACCTGGCGTAGTCTCACCACCGTAGGCCATTTGTTTAGTAAGTTCTTGCTGCCCGAATTCTCTTTTACCTCTAACATTAGGAGGGGAATCTTCTTCATAATCTGCTAGATCAGGTACTACTGGATTACTTTCTGAACCTGGAGGATAAAAAAATTCTGAAATATTTTTTTTGGTTTCTTGTATACCTGATGTTCCTCCCGCTGCAACCGTTCCACCTCCAGAAATAATAACAGCATTTAAAAGCATATCTTTTGCTTTTTCTCCTTGTGGCATTAAATCTTTAAAAAATCCTTTTATACCTTTTTTTGGTCTTAAAATAGTATCATGCATTTGAGCAACACTATAAGGGTAAGCTTTTCGTAAAGACTCATATACTCGTGGTGCTTGCCTTGCTAATAAATTTAAACCTTTTAACCATCCGCCAGGAATAGCTATAAAACTTGCTACATTGGTAACCGTATCCATTTCTTCATTTGTATATTTTAATCGAGGAATAAAATCTAATGTAGGAAGTTTATTTTGTTCTTCTTGAAAAGCATTATAAATATAAGAAGGTATCTGACTTGTACCAATAACAGTATTGGTTAGATCCACACCTACATTAACAGGAAGTTTTACTACATCACCCACTTGACCTTTAAATGTTTCTAAATCTTTTGCTACTTTTTTAGGATCAGAAGCATACTCGTCGTATTCTTGGGAGCGTTCTTTTAAATAATCAAAGTATTCTTGGGAATCCCCAAAATTTTGATATTGTAAATCTTCAAATATATCTATGTCTTCAGCCATATTAGTATTCTAGCACTTCTTCGATAGAAGCGAAACCCCCAGCTGCTAAATATCTGGTGTAATCGACAGCTTCTTCTACTTTTTTTAATAAATTAGCCTCTATCGCAGAATCCTTGCTCACCCCAAAATATCTATCTCCAAATTTAGATATAAGATTTTTATCTATAAGTTTTTGTTCTATTTTTTTTAATTCTTTAATAATATCTTTTTTTTGACTAAATGTTGTTGCTTTAGAAAAAGCGTTTAATTGTTTTTGAATAGATTTGTCTATTAACAATTGATCTCTGTTAAATCTACCTGGTGCTAAAAAAATATTATTTATATCAAAAGCAGCTCTCCAATTTTGTGCAACATCTTCAATATGAGATAACTCAATTAAACCAATATCAAAATCACCTATTTTTTTATTTTGATCTACAAACAATTCAGGATTTGTTCGTTTTAATGAACTACTCAGCGTTTGCTCACGAAGAAATCTTATATTATCCTCTAAAGCTCTTTTCCTCATAAAAAGATTAGCAAAAGCTTCTGCATCTATTCCTTGAATAACTCTAATAATTTCATCAGGATCAGTTCCTTCTTCTTTAGCATATCCTATCATTCTTGCTAAGTGACCGTGAAAAGTTGAAGTAACACTTGATTTTTTTCCGTGTGGTATAAACTCATGTATTTTTTCTTTTACTTCATTATAATAAGGTTTGTATTCCTCAGGTATTTGATAATTTCTTTCTCCTTTTCTAATATCATATTTCAATCCACTTTCAGTAGTTGCGGATCTCCAATTTTTTTTAAAATCTGGTATAACTTCAGCATCAGGATTTTTAAATTGATAGTATGGTTTTATATAATCTTTAATATATTTACTGTATTGGGATGGTTCTGATGTGAGACCACCTTCTAAAACGTATGCATTATACATTCGTAGATTTAAAGGTTGATCTTTCATTGTTGTTCCGTCAGGAAATTTTATTTGATTAAAAGCATCATTTTCTAGTCTTTTCATTATTTTTATTGTTTGATTTATGTTAGCATATCCCACACTTCTATTTGTTTGTAACTCAGGATTTTTTGTTTTTTTAAAAAAATTAGAAAAGGCTATAGCTTCAGGAGGATCTTTAAGAGTAGATATATATCCCTCGAAAAAAGGATCAAACTTTTTTGTTGCCTTATATAACTCACCTTGCGCACCAACAAAATTAGGCATTCCCTTAATAGTACTAAGAGCTTGCCCCGCTTCAGATTTAGTAATAATTCCTCCTATATAATCATCCATTATGTTTTTAATGTTTTGATTATCGGCTAATTTTACACCCAAATTTATAAAGTCCCCCGCCCTATATGGCTTTCTTTGTTTTAATGTAAAATATTTTTGCCCATATTGACCTAGGTTCATTATAAGCTTATCAGCGGGATAAGATTTTCTACCTACTAATATTTCTACCTCACCTAAATCATTAATAACTTTAAGGCTCTCAGGAACTTGATCCATAGTAAAATTAGTTTCAGGAGTTGGTGTCTGTACAATCTCATCTGCAAAAATATCTATTTCTGGTTCTTCTTGCGTTTTTTTTATATTAAGCTTTTTTGTTGCTTGTGCTTCTAATATTTGTTTATCTCGTAATGCTTTTATTGCTAATAAATCTTCTTGCGATATTTTTTCCAAATCACTACCTTGGCGTATAATGCCAGTTCTTATTAAATCATCAAGATATTGATATGCGTTTTTAACTGTTTTACCATCTTTTAAAAGTAGTTTAATTCTTTCCAATAACATTAATAGTACTCCCTCATGCCTACAAGAAATGCTGGATCATCCTTGTAATCTGAATCTAATTGTATAAAGTTTCCTTGACGGAAACGCAACAACGCCTGTGTTGTTGAATCGACTAAATCGTCATGATCACCATAAGGGAAAGCAGCACATTCTTCAATAACTTCTTCTGCCCAACGATCGTCCGTTGCCCATACTTGTCCTGCTTCAAAGAGAGGAGCTACGGAGTTTACACGGACGTGTTTATCGTTCCCTTTACTGGGAGTGTAGTTAACAACGGGGATACCTACTTGCCGTAGCTCGTCAGTTAAAGGCATACCAGAAGCTTTGGCTTCAATCAAGATTGTTTCAGGCTCCCAGTATGTACATTGATCTAAAGCAATTTTTTTTAGCTCGGGAAAATCCCAACGACCTTTTTTCATCGCTAAAAGAATAATGTTCCATGGGCCGTGTTCCACGGGTTTAAATACACCCCACGTGGTTATTGCACTGAAATCCGCTGTTTCTTTTTTACTGAACGCTGTGTCATAACTTTGTATAATATGGGTTAATTCAGGTATCTCTTGCTTTGGCCATATCTTCCACCATTCTCTTTTAATGATAGATCCTTCTTCCGATACAGGAGCTTGTTGCCATTGTGCTTGCCATTTTTGTTCTGACAGCGATGCTTTAACACCCTGTAATTCATTTAGTTTCCAATACTCAGGCCACATTGGTTTATCATTCAATACGGCTGGAAACTCAATCACCTCCCACTGATCTGAGTTTTCATTTGTTTGTGCGTTTAATAATTTTCCTGTTAAGTCTTTTGTAGACCAACGAGTCATAACTATAACAATAGCACCACCAGGTTGTAAACGTTGTCTAGGTCCAGAAGTGTACCATTCGTAGGCATTGTCCATTGCTGTTTCACTAAGTGCGTCTTGCTCGGAGTGAGGATCATCAATAATAAGCAAGTCAGCACCACGCCCAGTAATAGCGCCACCCACACCAGCAGCAAAATACTCTCCACCTTTGTTAGTTGTAAAACGCCCCGCAGCCTTTGAGTCTTGAGATAAGCTGACATTCGGGAAAACATCTTTAAATTCTTGTTGGTCAAATAAGTTCCTCACTTTCCTACCAAAGTTATACGATAATTCTGCCGTATGTGTCGTCTGAATTATTTTTATTTTTGGATTATGTCCTATCATCCATGAGGGAAAAAGATGAGAGGCAAACTCAGATTTGGTGTGTCTTGGTGGCATATTCACAATTAAGCGTTTTATTTTTCCACGTGAAATGTCTTCAAATTTTTTTGAAATAATTTTATGATGTGAACCTGCAATAAATTCTGGCCAAACTTTTTTTACAAAAGTTAGGAAGGAGGAACGGGACTCCTCATTTATTTTTATCTGTAAATTTCTTAATTCATATTTCAACAAATCCGTTGGGATTTTAGTTTTTTTCATAAAAAAGTTATAACATACTTTGTGTTTGTGTAAAACTCTCGACTAAAGGAGGCCGACAGAGAAACGGCTGTTTTGGGGGGTGTGGGGTGTAGTTCGCTACTGAATCTAGTATGTTGAAGTTTGTAAGTACCTAGATGTTGATTTAGTCTTCATACTCCTGACTGGTACTGGAGAAAGAGCAGACGCCAGCTGCATCATGCTGGGCATAAAAAAAGGGCTGATAAACAGCCCTTTCTACCAGCCCTCGAGGGAAACTGTATTATTCTATATCGTTTACTAAATCATAAGATTTTATCCAAGTTATAGCTAAAACTATTAACAAGATATTATTCAAAATAGAATACTGAAATATATTATAGTCAGTTAATAACCATGCTAACATAAGTGAATTAATTATAAGCATTAATACTTTTATATGTTTAGTCATCTTGGTAAGTGCTGTTTCAATCTGTCCATAACTCTTTGTCCCCACTCTTTTACATAAGAGGGACAATTAGGGTCAAGGATAACAGTTTCAACCTCAGCTTCTAAAACTTTGTACAAAGCTTTCCAATTAATATTATCAGTATGTTGAGGTTGGATTGGTTGTTCATTAGGAACTGCAACATTAGTATTATCACGAGTTCTTAAACCAAAGGTCTGCTCAACTACTGCTAATCTATTAGATAAGTCGTTATCATTATCTGGCATTTTGATTTCTCCTTTCTAATTACTTTCTAATCCCATTTGATTTTATAGTCAAACTTTTATTTTCTTTTTTTTCTTTTTATTTTTTACTTGACAAAGTCAGCAACCCTCCCCCCATCTTGTTCCTTATACTAGAGATAGGCCAACTGCCGTAAAGAAATGGAAATGCGGAACCAGGACAACTCACCAGGTCCGCAAAGGTTTTAATACTAGGAATAAGGCCAACTGCCGTAAAAAAATGGAAATGGAACAGAAGTAAGTGCTGCATGGGAATCTTATATAATACTAGGGATAGGACGGCTGTCCGTAAAAAAATGGAAATGGAAAAGGCGACCGAAGTCGCCTTTCTAAATAAGATTTAATTAAACAGCTAAATCGAAGTCAGCTACTTCTTTGATTGAGTATTTTGTTTTGTCAGTTTCAACCCTGTTTTTTTCAAGTGGCATTGCTTGAATTTGTTGATACTGTGTTGGTACTTTGCATTTATGATACTCAAGTTCGCCAAGTTTTTCCTTAATGAGTTTCGTATCAATCTTTGCAGATAGTTTTTGCGATACATGAAGTTGGTAATCCTTTCCGTGTAAAAGGTTTGCATTTTCACCGATACCCATATCAATGATAAGATTACGATTAACTTTAACAAAGTCGTCTATTACTTTCTTCATCATTAAAGCACGACCATAACTATCTATGATCTGAAGTTTAGCTTTTTTACTCATTCTAGCTTTGCTTAAGTGAGCTTTTTCTAAAACTTCTAATATATTAACTGATTTTGACATATAGTTTTCCTTTCTGTACTTTCTGTTAATACTTATAATATAGTCCCATTTTATTTTTATTCAATAGTTTTTTTATTTTTTTTTTTAACAACCCACACGCAGCTGGTTCCGCTAGGGTCCTTACTACTACTAGAGGCAGGGCGTTTGGTCGTGATGGAATGGAAATGCAGCTCATACGAGTCAGGGAGTCCACGGAACTGTAGTCCAATCAACAAGATTGGCAGCCCACGCAACCATTACAACGGTGATACCCAGCACATGCTGCGGGAAGATTAGTAATGCAACTACATACAAAAACAGCAAGACGCCTAAAAAATGGAGAATCATGACGAGGCCACCATACCAGGCGCAGTGTGCTTGATGTTCTGTTGCATCAACTCCCACGCAGGATGCTCTGCAGCTACGTTAACCTTTGCGCCATCGAACCAGTCCAGGTACCAGTATTCCAAACGATGGATGGAGTCATCACGATTAACGAACGCCCTGAGCTCATCACCAGGTCCACCCCAACTAAACTGCCAGCGCCAGTATCCTTCGGCCTGGTCTTTGAATGTATGCGGAGCTACATAGTCAAAGCTCAGCCCTTCGAATTCTCTGTCGCTGCCATCACGGGCAATCAGGTCTTTCTGTCTGTCTTTCCATTTACTGGAAACTAAACTTTTGCAGTCATCTCTTTCCTGCCAATCCTTAATTTTTCCGTAGTCTGTAATTGTTTGTACTTTATCAGTCATGTTGTTCCTTTCTAATGTAGGTAAGGGTAATGGCTCTTGGCCAACCAGAGCGAAACCCTCACCTGTAGGGCTGGCGTTATTAAACTTTTGTCCTAGGACCAGCACCTGATACTTATATAGTCCCATTCTTTTAGATAGTCAAGAGGTAATCAAAATTATCTTCGGCACGCCGGTCCCGCACGTTGTGCGGGGTCCTTACTACTAAGGTAAGCCCCACATGGCTTGGGTGATGGGCAATGGAGGGAGCCAGGACACGCAGCTCCTGGTTCAGGGGCCGATTGCTCTTTACTTACTTTTCCAAAGGCGACTTCTTTGACAATGGAGATGGAACAGGCGTTACGCAGCAGCTCCCGCTGGGACGCTACTAACTAACTAAGACACACCGTTCTTGGCTTGTGTAATGGACAATGGAGAACGCCACAACTTCCCTGGCAGCAGGTGCAGAGGAACTATTACTGTGCCTCGGGGGGCGACGGCTTCGGTAATGGAGAATGGAGAAGGACTTCCCTGACGACGGACCAGGATGCTGGGCCCGCTTTTACTTGCCAATTAGGGGAAGGACAATTGGTAATGGAGGCAATGGAGGGAGCCAGGATACCTGGAAAGATATACAGTAAGCTCTCTTCGAGGGTAGTGGCCATAATAAAACTTCTTCCGCCCTTTAAACTATGGGTAAAATTCCACGATTTTTGAAAGGGAGATAAAACAATCTTGTTACTATGAATTACTTTCAACTCAACCCAAACTGATATTCCGTCCTTGATTCCATAACAATCTGGTACGCCAGGCGACGCCCAGTTTTCAAACCTAGTCCAGTGAATGTCAGATAAGTTTTCTTTTACTTTCTTCCATAGTTTTGTCTCAGGCTTCAAACTAAAACAACTATTAAAACAAACAAGGCAGCTAAAAACTTCCAGCCTCCAAACATTAAGAAAGAGATCCAAAAAAATTTAGTCTCACCTTTTATTTCAAATTCTACGTTATCAATACACGGAATCGCTTTGTGTTTCATGGTACATACCTCATCATTTCTTGTAGCTTGTGAAAATAAATTAACCTAAATTCAAAATCGTCAGCTGTTAACATTGCATTCATCAACCATCCAACTCTATTCCAATATAATGTTTCCGTCATTGGAATAGGAACATAATCTCTTTTTTTTATGACCACCATCTTGGTTCACTCCTTCCCTTTTCCCATTTAGCAAAAGTCTTTTCGCCTTTATAATAATTACGATAGGCAGTCACGTAATCGTTATCTTTATATTCATCTGGCATACATTGAGGTGGCTCAGTCATATTTTGACGATAAAGTCCAACAGTCTTTAAAAATAAAAATTCATCAATGACTTTTTTAGACGCATGATGTTTGCCATAACGAGCAGTATATTCTCTAGCTAATTCTCTAGCATGATAAAGAGTCCAAGTAAAATTAGCACGACACTCTCCTACCCATATTGTCATGGGATGGTTAGGATATGCAGATTTATATCCCATATCACAACCACGTTTTCTCATAGCTGTAGATAACATTTGAGCTGATTCTAACAACATCTTAGGAACATGTTTATCACACAAATATCGTGCTGATATAATTGGGCTCTCAGATAAAAAAAATATGTTCATAACTTTCTCCGTTTGTTTATGAGTGATTTAGGAACTCTAGGATCAAAAGATCATCGCCTTTGGTATCACTCAAACCTCAAAGACTGGCATATTTTATTC